CCCTGCAACTTGCTACGGCGGAAAGCCTGAACTTGGGCAGGGCGGCGGATATCGTTTCAAACATCCTTTCAACCTACGGCGAGAACGCAGACCAAACGGGCCGCGTGACGGACGTCTTGGCGAAGATTTCGCAGAACGCGAACACGAACGTCCTACAGCTTGGCCAAGCGTTCAGCTTCGCGGGACCGGTCGCGAAGGCGGTAGGCGTTTCCATTGAAGAAACGGCCGGGGCGTTGGGTGTTCTCGGGAACGCGGGCATTCAGGCCACGCGAGGCGGCACGGCCTTGCGGGCGATCTTCAACGAGCTGAACTCAGCCGGGGGCGAACTATCCATTGAAACGCGCGGCCTATCGGCAGTCCTGCAAACCCTGGAAGGGCAACAGCTATCGCTTGCGGATGCCAACGATCTTGTCGGCAAGCGGTTCGGTGGTGTTCTGATCAACCTCGTGAACAACCGCCAAGAATACGAGCGCTTGACGACGGCGGCGCAGAATGCCCAAGGCACAGTGGCGGCGGGCGCGGAGCGACTGGCCAACACGGTGGACGGCGCTTGGAAGCGGATCATATCCGCAACCGAAGCCTTGCAACTTTCATTCTTTAATTTGAACGGATCGGCCCCGGTTCTAATCGGCTTCCTGAACGGGATTGCAACCGCGATTGGCCGCTTGGCGACATTCGTTGAGCAGAACCGGAACGCCATCTTCACTTGGGTTTCAACCTTCGCGCAAGTGATCGGCGCGGTGGGCGGGTTCCGCTTGGCCATCACGGCGGCCGGGTTGGCGCTTCGCGTGTTCACGGGCTTGTTGCTCGCGAACCCATTCACCGCCTTGTTGGTTGGGATCGCTTCCGTGATCTCGACAATTCAGGTTCTTCGGCAGAACTTCGCGGGACTTTCCGAGCCGATCCAACAGGCCATCAATTTCATCACGGGCTTCGGATCGCAAGCGTTATCCGTTTTCAATTCGATCCTTACCGGCATCGGAAGCCTAATTCCGGGCTTCACTGATTTGGGATCAGTGGCGCAGAACGCGGGCCAGTTGATCGCGATGGCGTTCAACTTCTTCCTGAACTCGATTTTGCCCAACATCATTGGCGCACTTGGCGCGGCCGGAACCGCGTTCCAGAACTTGGGCGTTATCGGGGCCAACGTCGGCAACGCAATCATTCAGGCAATGAACGTTGCCTTGCAGGGCGTTCAGAACTTGGTCAACGGCGTTGTCGCGGGGATCAACCGCGTTTCTTCGGCCCTGGCTTCGATCAGTGGCGGCGCGGTCGGCGGTGGACAGCTTGGCGAAGTCAACTTCGGGCAGATCGGGGAATTCCAGGGCGGCGGACAGCTTCAAAGCATCACGGCCGGGTTCAACAGCGCGAAGGTTGCCACGCAACAGTGGGTCCAGGCGACAACCGAACTTGGCGCGAAGATCAACAACGTGAAAACAGTCACCGAGACGGCCAAACCGGCAGTGGAAGGGCTTAAGGTTGAAACCGGGGGCGCGGCGGATAATTCCAACAAGCTTGCGGAAGCAGCCGACAAGGCCGGGAGCGCTTCGAAGAACCTTGGCAAGTCGGCGAGCGAAGGCGCAAAGGGCGTGAAGAAGCTTGGCGACGCGGCGGCCGAAAGTTCCAGCTTCATTGAAGACGCGTTCAAGTCGGCATTTGACAAGGCCAGCGACGCAATCGCTGAATTCGTCGCGACCGGGAAGCTTGACATCAAAAGCCTGACCCAAAGCATTCTGAAGGACATCACAAAGATGGCCCTGAACAGTGTATTCAAGCAGGTGTTCGGCGGCGGCGGTGGTGGCGGCGGCATCTTCGGCGGCGGCGGTGGCGGCGGGGGCATCTTCGGCGGCCTGTTCGGTGGCGGCGGCGGTGGCGGCGGCATCCTTGGGGGCTTGTTCGGCTTTGCTGAAGGTGGTAGTTTCACGATCGGCGGCACGGGCGGCACGGACAATAACGTGATGAGCATCAACGGGCGGCCGGTGGCCCGCGTCTCGCGCGGCGAGATGGTGACGGTTAGCCCGAACGGCCAAGGCGGTGGCGGCGGTGGGCGTCCAATCGTCATCAACTACAACATTTCCACGCCGGACGCTAACAGCTTCCGCCGGTCGCAAGGCCAAATCCAGGCCAACGCGGCGGCCACGATCAACCGAGCTTCACGACGGAACAACTGATGGCATTTCATGACGTAAGGTTGCCGGAACAAATCGAGCGCGGAAGCCAAGGCGGCCCGCGTTTCCGGACATCCGTTCTGACCCTTTCCAGCGGCTACGAAAAGCGGAACATTGATTGGGAGCTTTCCCGGTCAATGTTCAACGTGGGCTATGGCATCCAGACCAAGGCGGACTTCTCAACCGTCATTGATTTCTTCTATGCGCGGCAAGGCCGGGCGCATTCGTTCCGGTTCAAGGATTGGGCGGACTTTGAAATCACCGACCAGTTGATGGCCACGAGTGACGGGACCACAACACAATATCAGATGTTCAAGCGCTACACGTCCGGCGGGATCAACTTTGACCGGGACATAACGAAGCCGGTTTCGGGCAGCTTCACGGCGACGTTTGACGGCGTGTCCCGAACGGTGGAATACGACACCGGCCCGACCGATCCCACGGGCGTTCGCATCAATACGCTGACGGGCGTCATTGTCCTGAACACGACGGACGCGGCGACGACGGGCTTGGCGCTGAACCTGACGGGCGAATTCGACATTCCGGTTCGCTTTGACACTGACATGCTGGACGTGAACTTGCAGACCTTTGACGCGGGGGCTATCCCGGAATTGAGCATCGCAGAAGTCCGGGGTGAATAATGTCAAAGTCCATCACCGCTGGAATGAGGACGCATCTGGACGGAACAGTCACAAGCCTTTGCACGATTTGGCGAGTGATCCGAACGGATGGCGTCAACTTCTATTTCACGGACCACGACAAGGACATCGTTTTTGACGACGGCGACGGTTCGGCAACTTACCTTGCCGCGACGGGCTACAACCGAACGGCCATGTCACATCGGGTTGGGCTCAACGTTGACAACCTCGACGTTGAAGGCGTGTTCGATGATGACACCATCACGGAAGAAGACCTGTTGGCCGGGGCCTTCGATTATGCCGAAATCCGAATTCATCTTGTGAACTGGCAAGACCTTTCGATTGGCTCAATCAAGATGCGGCGCGGCTGGATCGGCGAAGTCGTGACCACGCCACAAGGCGTCTATCGCTCCGAGCTTCGCGGCCTTGCGCAAAACCTTTCACAGAACATTGTTGAAAGCTATCAATCGGAATGTCGCGCGGACCTTGGCGACGCCAAATGCATGATCCCGATCTTGCCTCCCGTTCTTGAGCGGACCACGGCGGTTCAGTTGGGCGAATTCTACCGGACGCCGACGGCAACGACGGTTGGCGTTGAATGGACAAACCTTGTCCGGAACTACAACTTCGACAGCGGCACCACGGGCGCGGACTTCGAGATTGGGGAAGGTCCACCGGGCTGGACGGTTGTTTCCGGCGTGTGGCGCTTGGAGACGACGCGGGACGGGCTTGTTCCTGACAACGGCCCGGCCTTCCTGACGGGCTCAACGGATGCCAGTTCCGCCGAGATTGAGCAGTTGATTGACCTTCAGGGCTTGGGGATTGATTTCGTCGAAGTTGACAGCGGCAACGCGACGGCAACGTTCAATTGCCGACGGGCGACAAGTGACAGCACCTTGACGGACACGGGCCGCGTGTTGGTTTCCTTCATAAATGATCAGCTTGGGCCAATCTCGACATTTTACGACAGCGGGACCGAAACGCTTGGCGCGGAAGATACGTGGTTCGACCGGGGCGCAACGGCGGTTGCGGTTCCCGCGAACACAAGATATATTAAAATCCGGCTGTTCCACGATCTTGTGAGCGCTTCGACATCCGATGCCGCGTTCGACGACTTCGAACTTTCAATTGATGTGACGACCCAAACGAACAACTTCTTTGAAATCTACGAAAATCGGATTTATGAAGTTACGACGGCCGGAACGACGGACGTTTCCGCGCCGATCTTCGACACCACAATCGGAAACACCACGACGGACGGAACCGCCGTGTTCACGGCGCGGGACGCGTGGACCCGGCACGGGAATGTCGTTGATCTCGACGACAACCAGAACTTCTCGATTTCCGTTTCGGACGCTCGCGCGGTGGACGATTGGTTCAACGGGGGCGGCCTGACACTGGAAGGCGGGGTGAACAACAGCGTTGTTCGCGAGGTAGTGGACTGGACCTTGGCGGGCGGCCTCATTCGCTTATTCATCCAGCCGACGTTCGACGTTCGGCCCGGCCAGAAGCTTCGGATTTATCCGGGATGTGACAAGCGCATTGCAACGTGCAACAGCCGCTTCAGTAATTCAATCAACTTCAGGGGCGAACCGTATGTTCCCGGAAACGACCAAATCAACAAAACTCCCGACGCCAAACGATGACGGGTTGATCACGCCGACGCGTGACAACATCGTTGCGATTGCGCGGGCGTTCGTTGGGACACCCTGGCTTCACCAAGGCCGGGGCTTCCACGGCGTTGATTGTGTGGGCGTCATCATCAAGATCGGGCACCTGACCGGAACGACGAACTACGACACCACGGCAAACTATCGCCGCTTTCCCCGGCCCGAAGTTTTCCTTCAGCACTTCCGCGAGGAACTGAGCGAAAAGCCTATCACACAACGGAAGCACGGGGACGTGCTACTTTTACGGGACAGCATCTTCACGACCCATTGCGGCATCTTCTGCACCGATCCGCGCGAAGGGGACACCTTCATTCATGCGTTCGCGAACCGCCGCAAGGTTCTGGAAGAGCCGATCACGCCGGGGCCGGAAGGCCACGAGCTATATTCCCGCATCACGCACTGTTTCGAATATCGCGGGGTTCTTGACTGATGGCCATTCTCGTTGCAGTCGGCGGCGCTCTACTTGGTAACGCCCTTGGCATCGGTGCCAATGTTGGTTGGATATTGGGCGCGGTTGTGGGAACCTTGTTGTTCCCGCCGGAAACCGCCACGACCAAGACGGAAGGCCCGCGACTTGGCGACTTGACCGTTACGTCATCGGCTTACGGCGCACCGCGCGCGGTGGGCTTCGGCACCGTTCGGATGGGCGGCAACGTCATCTGGGCCAACGAAATTCGCGAAGAGAAGCGCACGCGCACCGTTTCCAGCGGCGGCAAGGGCAAGGGCGGCAAGGGCGGTTCCGAGCAGAAGATCACTGAATACTACTATTATGGGACGTTCACCGTTGCCTTCGGGGAAGGCGTGGCAAGAACCGTTCGCCGGATTTGGGCAGACGGAAAGCTGATCTACGATGTGCGCGGCGGCACCGTTCGGACCCAAAAGAAAGATCACCGCTTCAGGATTTACACCGGCACGGAAACGCAGAAGCGTGATCCGGTTCACACGGCGCGCGAGGGGGCGGGGCTGACCCCGGCATATCGCGGAACGGTTATGATTGTCTTTGATGACATCCCGTTGAAAGACTACGGCAACCGCCTTCCGAACATCACCGCCGAAATCTTGTATGAAGGGCCGCTTTCCCGCGCGACGAACACGACGCCGGTTTCCGAATATACCCAAATCCCCAACCTCACGGGTTTCGCGAATACTCACTATGCTATTGATTGGGAACGTCAATGGTTTTATGGGTACTACCTCACGAGCGATCCGGCATCCAATGGAACCGGTCTTTTCCGGGTGGATATGTCAACGAACACGGTTGACGCGTGGCGGCATGACGAGGACATTTTGGCCCCGGTTGCAGATTTCTCGGTCGGGAACGTTACGCCGGGCACGTCAACGCTTTACACAAGCGGACCGCTTCACGCTCTTGCAAACGGGCAGCTTGTTTGTATGCATACCGGGACCGGTACGGGCAACAGCATTCCGATTGTGCTGATTGACGGCGCGACCCTGACCGCCGTTGACACCTTGGGCACGAACAGCAGCAGCCTTGAACACACCCCGACAAAGCCTTATGCGTGGGATCAAATCGCATCGGGGCGAACCCTTGGGACCGGGGAAATTCACATTGCGCTTTCGGGCGTTCTTGGTGGTCCGCCTTGGATCGCTCGCGTGCAGAACGACACTATCACTTATCTTTGGGACAACGACACCGCCGACTTTTTCACTTACAGCGGCTCGCGGAACAGTTCAACCTCACGCGGGTTGACCGGGGAAGGTTTTGTTGATTTCTGGCAGGCGCGAAGCTTCGTCGGCAATTCAACGGAAGCTTACCTGTACCGCTATCGCAGCACGGAAGGCGCATTCTTCGCTGAAGTTGACAACGGTTCAGGCGGCACGGACCCGGTTTTCTCCGGTGTTGACGCCGGGCTTTGGAAGACTTTTATCCCGACGGACATTGACGCGAATTGGACGGACTTTGGACAGCAGACGGGCGCAATATATTATGACCAAGCCGACAACACGCTTCTGATTATTTACTGGTCCGGGACCGGAACGGCCGTTCCTGATCAGGGCTATCGAATGATCAAATACGATTATACAATCGACACAATCTTGTGGATCAGTGAGAAGTTCAACAATGCTCCGATAAATGAATTCACGTCACATTCACAGGCCCGAATTCAAGACACGACCATTGGATGGCACATTAGTAACCGTGAATACCAGCTCAACACGCAGACCGGCGAGTTCATCGAGAACGACGACGTTGGAGACTTTGACCGATCCGAAGACGGCTTCGGCGACGGGGCCTATGACAGCGCTTCACAAAGCTTCGTTTCGGCGTATTACGACACGGACGGCCAAGGCTATCTTCGTTCCTTCTTCGGACGCTATGACAGCGGGGGCCAAGCGCTTTCAACGATCGTTGCCGATGTGATAGAGCGCGTGGGCTTGGTGGCTTCGGACTATGCCGTTGCTGACCTCGCAAGCGTGACCGTTCCCGGCTACTTCATCGGGCGGCAGACTTCCGCGCGGCAGGCGATTGAACCGCTTCAAAACTTCTTCCTGTTTGATGGCGTGGAAAGCGATTTCCAACTGAAGTTCTTTGTTCGCGGCAAGGCAGCATCGCGGACCATCACGGAAGACGAATTCGCGATTTCCGGGGACGGCGACATTTACACGGAAAACCGCATTCAAGAGCAGGAATTGCCGGAACTTTATTCCATCACTTACATGGATGAAGCGGCGGACTACCAACAGCAACACCACATTGCGCGGCGCATTCTCAATCCGGTTCCCGCGATGAACAGCCGGAACAAGATTGGGACGCAGTTAAACGCGGTTCTGACACCCTCACAGGCGAAGCAGCAAGCGGAGAAGGCGCTTTATTCCGCATGGATTGAGCGCAGTTCCTTCAGCTACAAATTGCCCTGGACCCACATTGACCTTGACCCTTCGGACGTGGTGAACCTTGAATTTGACGGCGGCCGGGTAGTTGAGAACCGCATTTCAAAGATGGACGTTGCCGAAGGCTTGACGCTGGAAATGGACAGCATTGGGCAAAAGCCGTCTCAGTTTGTTGACAGCGGCGTTGAAGCGGACGGCCACCAGGGCTTCATAAATCAGGTCGTGAAAGACACTGACGCCATTCGCGGTTGGGTTGTTGACACTCCGCTTTTGCGTGACGCGGACGCCGACACCGAGCGCTTGACGGCGCTTGTCTACTATTTCCAGTCCGGGTTCGCCGATGGCTTCTATGCGGGCGGAAACGTTTATGTGGGCTTTAACACCCTGGACTACAGCTTGGCCGGGGAACTGGCCAACGAAACGCCTTGGGGAACCACGTTGAACGCCTTGGGCGATCCGGTGGACGGGGCCGTTTTTCAAACCGATGTGACCAACACCCTGACCCTTGTCCCGGCCGTGGGCGCGGATCAGTTGAGCAGCATCACGAACACCCAATTGCTGAACGGGGAAAACGCTATCCTTCTGATAAAGCGGAACGGTGAAGTTGAAGTGATCAATTTCCAGAACGCCACGACCAACGCTGACGGAACCATCACGATTGACACCCTTCTTCGCGGCCGCCGGGGGACGGACACGATGGCCTTCAACCACACGGGCGGCGAAGTTTTCCTTTATCTTTCGAACTTCACGGGCGACAAGTTTGGCCTTTCACTGGACTTCGCGGACGGGCTCACGCGGGTTTACTTCCGGCACGTCGGGGCGGGGCAGTTGTTCCAAGAGGGCGATAATGATATAGTGATCAGCGAAGCCCGATCCTTGAAGCCTTACGCGCCAACGAATTATGGCGCGGTTGTCAATGGATCGGACATTGATATCACTTGGACCCGCCGCACGCGTTACGGTGGACCGCTCCGCGACAACTACGGAACGGTGCCGTTGAACGAAGACGCCGAAGAATATGAAATCGAAATCCTTGACGGGCTCGACGGGGCGGTTGTGCGGACAGTGACCGGCATCACGAGCCCAACTTATAAATACCTTTCGGCTGACATCACAACGGACTTCGGCAGTATTCCGGTGACGCTTTATCTTCGGATATACCAGATCAGCGCCCAAGTCGGGCGGGGCTTTGTGGCGGATGAATACGAGCAAATGGTGGACGTTCTCTAATGACAAACAACCTTGACTTGAGCCAAGTCGCGGCCAACCAAAACCAAAAAGAAGTGACAATCAACGATCAGGCCGGGGAGCTTGACGCCGCGATAACGGAACAGCTTGTGAGCGATTACACGAGCGGCAACATTACGTTGACGAACACGGAGTTCCGGCGGAATGTTTGCTTCGTGTCATCCAACTTGACCGTCGCGCGAGTTCTGAACATTCCCGCGTCCATTCCGCGTTGGTTCTTCGTTGACAACAGCGCCGGGACCAACACGTTGACAGTGACGAAGGGCTCAACGACCCTTGCACTTGCAGCCGGGGAAGTCGGCGGGTTCATTGCTGACGACACGGCGAACGGAATGGTGTTGCTTTCATCGAACAACGCCGCGCCTTTCGATGTGGGCTTTGCCTTTTCCGGGGCACCGAGTAATTCGGAAATCATTGGAATGTTCATTTTCACCCGCTCCGCATCTTTCGCTGATGACTTCGCGTTGTCGCAGGCGGAAGCGTTGGTTGCGGCCACGGGTTCGACCGTGATAGACGTGAAGAAGAACGGAACGAACATTGGCACGGTGACTTTCGCGGCGGCCGCGACAACCGGCACGTTCGCGACAACGGCTTCAGGAACGCCGGAAACTTTCGCCGCCGGGGATGAGCTTCGCCTTGTGGGACCAGCAACCGCCGACGCAACCTTGGCTGACATTCACATCACCTTTGCAGGAACGCGCACCTAATGGGCACTTATCGCGAACCCTTACTTGATACAGCGCTTGACCGGAACAAGCCGTCACCCAATGACAGCGGTTCTTCGCTTGACGTTACGCAATATTTTGAAGGGCAGGTTTCGTCACCTGCTATGCGCAAGGACGGCTATGGGGCCGGGACGGTTGAGAACAACGTCCCGGCCGTGACGCCGGACTTCAATTGGACTAACCCAACGAACGCGCAAGGCTTGGAAGGCGGCCTTTATTGGAACACGAATGACGCCGTTCTGACGACGAGCGGAGCGCAGCCTTACACATGTGCGACGCTTCGCTTCTCGAATTTCGGCTTTTCCATTCCGGCGGGATCAACGATCCTTGGCGTTGAATGTTGCATTGTCATAGAATTTTCGCAACCTGATTATGATTGGAACAGCGTCCGCCTTGCGTGGGGCGCTTCGGCCGCGAACCTATCAACGAACAATAACGGCACGGCCGCCGGGGCAATGCCGAGTGGGCCGAACACCACAACCGGGGATGCGTTTTGGTTTGGTGGTTCGGCCGATCTATGGGGCGAAAGTTCCGCAACGCTTTTGAGCAACGTCAACACAACAGATTTCGGATTTGTTTTCCAGCCCGCGCGGAATGACAGCCCAAGCACCTCTTCGCGTGTCCTGAACATTTCTTCCGCGCGCATGGTTGTTCATTACAGCGTGACCGAAGCGGGGAATATGCGCGTCACCCAAGAAATCGCGCAAGTTGTCGGGGAAAAAGCCGAAGCCGCTCGCGTCACTCAAATGTGGGCTTCGGTGATAGGTGAAACACAAGAAACGACGGCACGAAACACGCGGGTTTCACAGGTCTATGGTGAAGTGATTTCGACAATCGCGAACGCAACACCGACCCGAGCCTTCCAACCAATTGTTGTAACGTAGGGGCAAAAACATGGCTTTGATTTTCGCAGACGGTTGCGACCGGTACACGACAACGACACCGCTCGAAACAATGTACACTTATGTGGACAGCACGGACGTTGCGATCAACACGACCGGCGGCGTGTGGGGCGGCGGAGCAATCGAGATAAACGACAACCACGCCGCCAACCGCTTCCCGCTTGAAATCGGCATTCCGGGCATCGCTGCGACGGAAGACATATTTTGCCAGTTTTGGTTTAAGTGTGAAGACATCGCGTCAACGGATATTGTTTGCTTTCGAAGTGACGGCGGCATTGCGCCCAACATGCGCTTGACCCTGACGGACAGCGGGGGCCTTGCTTACAGCAGCGCGAACGCGACCACGACCACGCGAGA